TATCACAATGTATTGACCACATCTATCAAGATGTTCCAATAGAAAAACAAATACCTAAAACTTTAATTATTGCACAAGCAGCCCTAGAGACTGGTTGGGGTGTAAGTAGATTTGCTAACGAAGGTAATAATCTATTTGGTATTCGTACTTTCAATAAAGATGATGAATGGTTACTACCAATTACATGGGACCAAAACAAGTGGATTGGTTGGGGTGTAAAAGTATATGAAACCAAATGTGATAGTGTAAGAGACTATGTAAGAATTATTAATGAAGTATGGGCATATGAAGAATTAAGAAAAGTTAGAGACAATGGTGGTGATGTTTATGAAATGGCTGACCACTTAACATTGTATGCTTCTAAACCAACATATACTAAATTAGTAAAACAATTAATTAGATACAATCTGGAAGGTGTTTATGAACTTTGATGACAAAACTATTGAGTTAATAAAACAACAAACTGATCCTAGACATAATCAATGGGGTTCAAATATTGTTGTTGATGAACCAGATGAAAAGTTTTGGCATAGAGTTGACAACCTAAGAAAAATGATTGACAAGGCACCAAAAGATATGCAACATATTTGGATTCATAAACTAAAAAAAATAATGGAAAGGGTGGGTGTATGAAAAAGTTAGCAGTAATAATAAGTTTGTTTTGTTGGGTATTGTTTTTTTCTTACAATGCAAAAGCAAATGATTATAATACAGCAGTTATAGGTCATGTTATACAAAACCATGAACTGATAGATAAACAAGAACTAATGGCAGATGAGATATCAAAACTTGCACATAGACATAGTATTGAGTTGATAGGAATATTACAGGCGTATTTACCATCTATACTTGACGGTATCGCTGCAGATTTAAGAATGAAATCTGACGTGGCTTATAAATGTTCTTTACAACCAGATAACTATAAAAATAAGGAGTGTAATGATTAAGTATATAATTTTTTTAGGTCTATTTACTTTTATAAGTTTATGGGCTCTTTCTAAAATGGCAGGTCTATAATGAATATCTTTTTTTTACATAGAGATCCTGAACAGGCAGCAAAAGAGCATGTTGATAAACATGTAGTAAAAATGATTGTCGAATATGCTCAATTATTATCCACAGCTCATAGAATGTTAGATGGTATTGAGTGGACAGATTATTCTAAAAATGGTAGAAAGATAAAACGATACAGATTAGAAAATACAAACAAAGAAAAAGTGGTTTATAAAGCATGTCATTACAATCATCCGTCAGCAGTATGGGTTAGAGAAAACAAATTACATTATCAATGGTTATATAATTTATTTAAAAAACTAGGTCACGAATATACACACAGATATGGTAAGATACATTCTACAAATTTATTATTAAATCAATTATTAGAAGAAGCACCTAATAATATACCAGTTATTGATTGGAAAGACCCACCACCTGCAATGAAACATTATCCAGATTGTATTGTACCAGGTGATTCCTTACAATCATATAAAAATTACTACATAGTAGCAAAAGCATATTTTGCTAAATGGTCAAAACGAGATACACCAAAATGGTTTACAGAAGGTGTTGAACAAATGCAAACACCAATAGGATATTAATATGATCACAAATATATTATTAGGTTCAATATTAGTTGTTTTATTGTTCATTGCATTAATGATATATGCAATAGGGGATAAATTGAATGACAAACAAAAGTAAAGTATTTCATAAGAACGAACCACCTATACCATTTCATTTTAAATTTTATCTTGTCTATTGGGAAGATATACAAAGTGATAGTGGTTGGCGTGATTTAAAAGATATACAAGATTCAAAACCTGCAATCTGTGTTTCGACAGGTTGGTTAGTTAAAAAAGATAAAAAGGTACATATTCTTATGTCTGATTATAACTATGATGAAAAAGGCAATATGGCCGATGGTGGTAACACTACTGTTATACCTACAAAAAACGTAATAAGAAAATATGAGATAGAGGGGTTATGAGAAGTTTTGTAGTTGATTGTTGGAATGGTGTTATGGATTATAGGTTTAATCCTTTAAAACATATTCCAGATTTACAAGTACGCCATATGATGTTACAAGTGTTAGCATGGTTATGGTGTATTGCGTTTAGTTTATATTTTGCTTCTTGGTTCACATTTGGTGTAACTGTTGTGGCACATTTTATTTTAATACTTGCAATAGTTGTTACAGTTGCAACATTTAAAGTATCAGAAAATGTTTACAGATTTAAAGATGGTTATACAAGTTATGGTAGAAGTCGTGAGTATGTAATGTATAGAGACGCAAAAACTGGCATGCCATATAAAGTATCATTACCAAAAAATGATCCAGGTGGTGAACATGAATAATTATGTAATGCATATAATGGCAATCATGGGTGCTTTTATTTTATCATTTATAGTTATATATTTGGCACATGAATGGGATATACCTAGAAGATTTTTTTATCACGGTTTAGAATGTACAGGTAATATAGGAGGAGGATGTTTATGATACCAGATCCAGATTTTGAAATAGAAGATATATATGATGATTTAGACGGAGTTGATTGGGATGAAGAAGATTAAAAAAATATTAAACAAGAATGAATTTTGGATGGGTGTATTTACACTTGCTACCACATGGTGGTTATTTAACGTAGGTGTTCTATCATCTTTAGTAATGATAATACCATTATTAATAGCAGTTACAAGACCATGATACAAAGAGAGTAAAAGAAAATGCCAACGTACAGATTTTATAATAACAAAACCAAAACTGAATTTGAAGATTATATGACAATTTCAGATATGGAAAAGTTTATTAAAAAGAAACATATTACACTTATGCCACCTACACAAATGAATATAGTTAGTAGTGTTGGTCAGATAGATAGTAAAACAGATAGTGGTTGGAAAGATCACTTGAATAGAATTGCAGAAAAACATCCTGAAAGTAATTTAGGAAAAAGATATAGAAGACAAGGTGTTATGGAATCTAGAACTAAAACAGTATTAGAGAAACATAGAAAGAGAGCAAAGAATAAATAGAATTAGATAGACAACAGCACATTGGTAGGAATATCATATACTGGTAAACAGAATCCGAAACGTAAGCTGAGTTGTCACTCATTAAAACGGTGAAAAAATTATGGTAAGTAAAAAGAAATTAAATATATCGTCAAGCGAATTGAATACGATAAAACCAATAACCGACAATCAAAAAGAAGTATTCGCTTCTTATGAAAAAGGCCAAAATCTTTTTCTATATGGTGTGGCAGGAACAGGTAAAACTTTTGTTGCATTATATAACGCATTAAAAGATGTGTTGGATCCCAAGTCACCAAGAGAGCGAGTATATATTGTCCGTTCATTGTTGCCAACCAGAGACATAGGTTTCTTACCTGGCGATGAAGAAGACAAATCATATTTGTATCAAGTGCCATATCAAAATATGGTTCGATTTATGTTTCAACGAGGCTCAGACGCTGAGTTTGATAGACTATACACAGATTTAAGAAATCAAGGAACAGTGGATTTCTTATCAACGAGTTTTTTACGAGGTATCACAATTGACAATGGTGTAATTATAGTGGACGAATGTCAAAACTTAAATTTCCATGAGTTAGATACCATCATGACCAGAGTTGGTCAAAATACAAGAATAGTGTTTGCTGGTGATATTCAGCAAACAGATTTAACAAAAACAAACGATAGAAATGGCATATTAGATTTTGTGAATATCATGCAACAAATGAAAGAGGTTGATTGTATAGAATTTGATCTTGGTGATATTGTAAGAAGTGGTATGTTAAAAAGTTATCTAATAGAAAAAATAAAGTTAGGATTACACTATGAGCAATAAATTTTCAGAAGCATTAGAAGTAATATTACACCACGAAGGTGGGTATGTTAATCATCCAAAAGATCCGGGTGGTGAAACTAATTTAGGTGTCACTAAAAGAGTTTACGAAGACTTTGGTGGTGCTAAAGACATGAAAGAATTAACCAAAGAAGATGTTGAACCAATATACAAAAAAAATTATTGGGATAGAGTAAAAGGTGATGATTTACCGGAAGGTTTAGATTTATGTATCTTTGACTTTGCTGTCAATGCAGGTCCTGGTCGTGCTGCAAAATTTATACAACGATTAGTGAATACAACAGTTGATGGTGGCATAGGTCCTAATACACTTAAATGTATTAACGACCACGTGGAACAATATGGTGTTTCCACTACAATAGACCAATATCAAGCTGAAAGACATAACTATTATCAAAGTTTATCTACTTTTGAAACCTTTGGTAGAGGTTGGACTAGACGAGTTGATGAAGTAACAGAAAAGGCAAAAGAATGGATCCAATAACACATACAATTATTGCTGTTGGTTGTCTTTATATTGCATATAAAGTTGGCAGATATACAGCACATAAAGAATTTGATAAATTTATGAAAGTATTAGAACAAGCACAAAAAAGTAAGAAACCTGACCCTTTTTTTACTAGAGATTAACCCTTGACTTTTTAGTCAAGACCTGATATAATATAATTTTAAAAGCGAGCATATAATGATATTTACACATACACCACCTATAAATGAACTACCACCTCTTAAGGCCAAGAATGTAAATGGCAAGAGATTTTACGAACACCTAGAAACTAAAGAAGCATATCCATCAATTACATCTGTTTTATCAATTAGAGATAAAAAAGGTTTACATGAATGGCGTCAAAGAGTAGGTGAAGAAGTTGCAAACCATGTAATGATACAAGCTGCCAATCGTGGTACAGCAGTACATAATATGGTTGAAGATTATCTAAACAATGTTGACTTGGAACAAGTTGACAAATATAAAAAACAATTCTTACCTAGAATGATGTTTAATGTGTTAAAATCAGAACTATCAAAAATAAATAATATTAGATTACAAGAGGCACAAATGTTTTCTAGTGATTATACAGTTGCAGGTCGTGTAGATTGTATTGCAGAATATGATGGTGTATTATCAATAGTAGATTTTAAAACATCTACAAAAGAAAAAAACGAAAGCTGGATTGAGAACTATTTTATTCAAGGTAGTGCTTATGCTGAAATGTTTAAAGAACACTTTGGCGAAGAAGTAACCCAAGTGGTTATATTAATAGTAACAGAGGAAGGTACAACACAAGTATTTAAGAAAAACAAAGTTGACTACTTACCTAAACTAAAAGAAGCGGTAGAGAATTTTTACAAATGGATTGAGAGAGAAAAAAATGATTAAAAGAATTATATACATATGGTGCATTATTGTAATGCTAAGTGTCATTGCAAAAAGTGTACAATCAGAAGAACATCCTGTGTTTCCTCCGGGTGTTATGACAACAACACAAGTGCCAATATTTTGTGGTGCAGGGCCAGTTGTATTTTCATATGCAAGTGGTATATTTAAACAAAAAGCAATTGCTTGGTCAGATGTAACAAAAAATGGCGATCCTAATTCAGAGACTTTCGCATGGGTATCATTTTGGTATAGTGCAGAATTAAAAAATGGCTCCGTATTCTTGACCATTGCAGAAACAGGTCAAACATGTTTAATGGGTTATGGTATGAATTGGATATTTGACACAGATTTACTATTAGAAATAGTCAACGATTCCCTCTCTAATGAGAGTCAGCGACCTGACAAGGTTGAATAAAAATCGTAGAGAGGGACACCTCAAGGAGAAAGAATGACACCTAAACAATTTGCTCTCATAATAGAAAAAAGAGCAAGTAAAAAAAGACTAACACATATGGAAGCAGTATTGGATTATTGTAGAGAAAAAGAAATAGAACCTGATCAAATTACACATTTAATTAATAGAGCATTAAAAGATAAAATAAAAATGAACGCACAAGATTTAAACTTTTTACCAAAAACAGCAACACTACCAATTTGATGAATGAAGGATATGAAGCGTACAAAAAATATCTCAGCATTAAGTTACATTTTACAAAAGATGAATACGATTACTTTAAATATAATGGTGAAATTAATGCTAAGTACGAAACGTTTATACAACGTAATGATAGATACTTTTTTGTTAAGGTTGCAAGAAAATACGGCGATAATATTATTGATTACTTTGTTAGCAATTTCATATCTAACAAATCACCTTATATCAAGGATATGAACAATGATGTATACCTTGAAAGACAAAAACGAATTGATGGTCTTGCATACTATTTTGAACGAGACATTGAACAATTATTAAGAAAGAGTGATAAAAATTTTAATAAGATATTTAAAGTAACCAGAGGACAACATCCAATACTAATCAAAACATATCTAGCAAAAAGAGTATCATTAGAAACATTATGTATATTAAACGGTTTACTAAACTATACAAAACAGTTTAACAATAGAATTACAGATGATATAATATGGCCTACTTTGAAAACGAAAATAATAAAATATACACCCTTTCTGAAATTCAACAAAGAGAGAATGAAGTTAATATTAAGGAACATGATAAAGTGAGTGAAAATTTATTTGTATTAGGTAACGGTGAAAGTCGTAAAAATATTGATGTCGAACTTTTGAAAACAAAAGGTAAAGTTTATGGTTGTAATGCAATTTATCGTGAACATGTTGTAGATGGTTTGATTGCTGTTGACCCAATGTTAGAGCATGAAATATATCGTAGTGGATATTGTGATAATAATAAAGTGTATTTTCGTGATTGGGAAAATTTACCTAATGAGACTTATGACATGATGAAAGAAGCACAAACTTCTAATATGAAAGAACCAACAATACGAGAATGGAAACACACGCCAGAAAACTGGTATGCTCAATTTGTTATTCATGGTTCATCTACTATTAATCAAGATAGACCTAACGATAGATGGAAAGGTGATGGTTTTGAGAATGTATATATCACATGGACATATGGTCTTGCAGATTATAACATCACATTATTAAAAGATATTATGAGTGACTATTATCCTGGTTGGGAAGGCGAAGGTGGTCCTAAGGATCCAGGTTGGTCATCTGGTGCAACAGCAATGTACATAGGTTGCAAGGTAGAGAAACCAAAGACATGTTATCTAATAGGTATGGACATGTACAGTACAACAGATTTCATAAATAACCTATACAAAGATACATACGGATATTTGAGCCATGATGAATCCTCAGTAACCCCACAGAATTGGGTAATACAAATGGGTCGTGTTATGGTTAAATATCAAAATATACAGTTTATTAAAGTGAATCCTGATAGTAATAATCAGATTTCACAGCGTATGCCACAATGGGATAGTTTACCCAATGTACAGTATATGCATAAAAACGAGTTTTATACCAAATTATCCCTTGACTTTTAGTCTGGAATATGGTATAATATAGTTATCATTCAGCAGCAGAATACGGGTTCGAAACCGTATTTCCTTCTGACTGAATATTGCTTAAGGAGGCAAAAGGTTTATTTCTTGGAGGGTAGTGGCCAAACGGCTCAAGACACCAAGGGGTAGATTATTAGTAGGGACCGATATCTTCGCATGAAATGTTGGATCCTTCCTGAAAAATTGTGGGTGCGTTCCAACTAGTCCCACGAAGGGCTGAATGATAACTTTTTTTACGGCAATAAGTGAAAACTTTTATATATAGTAATGTCGCTAATATAGACACTATACAAATACAACGAATACAAGGAGAATACAATGTCATTCGCAAACTTAAAACAAAGTCGTGGTAACTTCGACAAACTAACAAAAGAGTTAGAAAAGGTTACATCCCCAACAACAAATCAAAATTCATCAAGTGACGATAGATTCTGGAAACCAGAGCTAGATAAAACTGGTAATGGTTATGCAGTAATTCGTTTTTTACCTGCCGTAGAAGGAGAAGAATTACCTTGGGCAAGAGTTTGGTCTCATGCCTTTCAAGGACCTGGCGGTTGGTATATTGAGAATAGTCTGACTACTCTAGGTCAAAAAGATCCAGTAAGTGAAGAAAATTCTAAACTATGGAATACTGGTTCAGAAGCTGATAAAGAGATTGCCAGAAAAAGAAAACGTAAACTTTCCTACTTCACTAATATACTTGTAGTTTCTGATCCTGCACATCCAGAGAATGAAGGCAAAGTATTCTTATATAAATTTGGTAAGAAAATTTTTGATAAGATTACTGAAGCAATGAAACCTGAATTTGCTGATGAGAAAGCAATCAACCCATTTGATTTTTGGGAAGGTGCAAACTTTAAACTAAAAATTAGAAAAGTAGATGGTTATTGGAACTATGATAAATCTGAATTTGAATCAATGTCTAAAGTTAAAGATACTGATGAAGATATAGAAGCATTATGGAAAAAACAATTACCATTAAAAGAGTTTTCTGCTACTACAAACTTTAAATCTTATGATGACTTGAAAGCCAAGTTTGAAAGAGTTGTTTATGGTACAGGAAAAACCACAACAGCAGATGAGATAGATATCCCACCTGTAAGTGCTGCTGATGTGGAAGTTAGTGAGCCTAAAGTAAATG